TAAATTAAATAAATAAAAAAAGTTTTTCAAATCAAGGCCCTGTCTCGAGATTGAGCTAGGCTTGCACAGCAGGTCTTAAGATTACGCCTGTAATAGCGTCTAGTGGGTATATAGCAGGTATTATGAAAAACATATTGTACTTTATGTATACTAACCCTGTGAATTTGGTATCGAGCCACAATGAAATAGCTGGTATATATATACAATACAAGCATGAAAAAGATGCGAGAGTTATTGATCGATACATGTTTTGTTCTGGTTATACTAAATTATGTATTCATTTTGTGTTACATTGCCATGAAAATGAAGGAGAAGATGAGAGTGGTAGAATACAAGGAGACACAGACCGACATAAAAGAATTAATATGTAGTACACATGGTGTTTAAATGATAATATATCTTACTCTTGCTTCTTCTACAAATGCTTGCATCGAATCAAATCTCGGCTTACCATTCAAATGATCTTGGCACATCTTGGGCAGATGTTGCGTGTAGTAACAACGAAACCTTGCCGGGTCCACCTTTGACTCCTTCATAAGTTTGTTTGCATATTCCGGGGTTAGGTACAACCCAAACAGAAGTGCCCCGTGTTTTGCAATGCGCGAATCACCCTCTAATGCTCTATTTAACATTGCGCGCAATCGTTCGGACCCACTTGGGAATTCTGCTAAAGTCAAATCTCGTATTTCTCGTATGACAGTATTCAGGGTGGTAGGATCGGAGGACATAAAACATTTGTAAATGACATCCGCCGCCTCACGCTGTTTATCAATCTGTTGTTTCTCGTCGTAGAATGATTGTTGCATTTTATCACGGCAATCCAACCTTTATAGTATATTTAGAATATATAAATTAATATTTTGTTTTGTATAATGAATTCTAAAACAAGCGACGCTAGAAGTGGCCCGATCAAAAGAGGCCCGAGACTATTGGCACTTAGCGCCGGTGGAGACCGAGGTGCGGTATTGGTAGGCATGTTACATGGGTTGTATAGAGTAGAAGGTAGGAATAGGGTGGATTGGCACCAAATAGCAGGTATTAGTGCTGGAGCCATTGTAGGAGGTCTCGTGTCACAAACCCTACCGGAAACCTTTGATTCCAAAATGGAACATGCAAAGGATTTGTTCGAGTTGGGTGGATTTCATGTCATCGAACCACATACTCGTTGGGGCTTTTATGCCAATGCTATTGACGCATTATGGTATTATGACTCGCTATATTCCAATGCACCGATGCGTAAATTAATAACTGACAATTTCAATGAGACTTTATGTTTTACCCCGCTCAAGGTAGGTGCATACAATAAAGATACCTGTGAATACGAGACCTTTACTGATAATTTGGAGAATGCGATTACCGCAAGTGCTTCTGTCCCTATCGTATTCCCACCGATACAGATCGGACCCCATAAGTATCAGGATGGTGCATTGCGTCATATTATCCCAGTGGAGGAGATCTTCCAGTTTATAAAGGAACACCCAAGGGGTTGCGAGATTGATGTTATGATATGCTATCCAATTAATTGCTACGAACTGTTCTTCAAAGCTACTACACCAGAAGGGTATTTGCCTCTGATAGAAGAATCGTTTCGCGTTATGACGGACCAAATGTTGAGCACCCTAAACAATGATTTAAAGGAGTTGGCAAGGTATTTGGAAATATCCCATGACGAGATAAGAGCAAAGGCATGCAATACTTTTCGTAAGGGTAACATTGTGATTCATATATTTTCACCGGACGACGCGGTGTATACCAACTTTACCAACATCAAACCAGCGGAAATGAAAAACATGTACGATGGTGGGAAAAGAGTGGTAATGGAATATTTAAAGAGGTAAACATAATTATAAATGTCCCAACCATATAACAAGATTCGCAACGATGTTGACAAAGGCCAACCATTTTTGAAAATCGGTAGAAGCGAAACCAGAGGTATAGAGACTGTCAGTGAGGCAAAACGCGAAGATTATGAGTTCACACAGGGGTTGACAGCATCTGAAGCAAAAAAACGAAGACTGGATCTACTGTCAAAGTTTGAAAGGGTAGAGACTCTATTCAAACATTATGGTCATTCTACAGCTAAATGGGATTGGATCAATCAGGGTGACGATGGCGCATGTACAGTTGCTTCCTTTCTTAATTTGCTTCATCTAACGAAGAGAGAAAAGCTAACTGGTAAATCATGGACAGGCATAAAAGCTAAAAAATATTGGCAAAAAATGTACTATGCGATGAACAAATATATAAATGACCAATATAATTTGCCAGAACTCCGTGATTATGCCGATATGCTGGATATTGGTCTGGCATTGGGTCGCAAATTACATGAAAATATACAAAATGATCCCGAATTTGTATATTTCCCTGTAGCAGGTTTTTCTCAGAATGAAAATAATAAGAACCATAAAATGTTGGAAGACGAAGAGGCTGCCAAAAAACGATATAAAGACTTTGAGGAAAGAAGGGTGTTGCACCTGATTGGTCATCACATAGAATCACGCATTGATCGCAATATCCCAGTGGGGCTGTCTTTTAATGGTCATGCGCGTGTTGTGGTGGCATACAACGATACCCATCTGTTGTTTATGGATTCATGGGTACCAAACAGCGACCAGTTTGTTATGAACAGGAGGGGAGATGGTTACATGGATTATTACATTGATGGTTTCAGCACAATGGAAAAGTATATGGTGTACAAAGATTGCCGTGATTTGATTTATTTCGAGGAAGCTGCTACAAAACCGGAAAAAAAGAAAGCTCGAGTAAGACCCAAATATCCAAGAAGACCTAAAAAGAGCCCAGTTCTAAGAAGAAGAGTACAAATGTGGCACGACAGCAGCATGACATGGAAGGAAGCAGATATTGTAGGAAAGGGTACGGACGCCAAGGGGTTTCCGGAATATTCGCTTATAATCGGACAGAAAATATACGAAAATGTTTCTATAGACGAAGTACGTATACCCGACAAGAAACCCCGCCTAGATGCATACATATACAATATATATAACGACATGCAAGTGTTTTCGAAACTGATTCGTGCTACAGTGGACCAACGTGAACAACAAATAAAGAAGGTTACGGGATCTGGTTGGTTTAAAAATTCACCGGTAAATATAGAAGCTATGGTTTGCGTGGAGTCGAATGGAAGTGGATGCATGATTGAAACTGCCCAAGGTCCAATGGTACTGACTTGTGCCCATTGCAACATGTCAGAAAGAGAATCACAGATGGAAAATGAAGAGTTTGCGTCAATGGTAGAGGAGCACGGTTCTTACAAGGAATACAACAAGTTCGCGGTAGGTAGACTTAAAGGAATCGCGTGGTCTGATGGTTCGTGGGGGGTGGCAGAGACCGTGTATAACAGCGAGGGGATGGACATTGCACTTATGAAAATAGTAACAAGTACCAAACAGGACATAAAAACATTTAAGGTGTCCCCAACAGCGGCAGTGGTAGGAGAACCACTGCTGATGATTCACAACCCGTATCGGTACGACCCCGACGACAATTACAGTGAAATCGATAGAAACTTTCCTTTTCGTATGGACTTGGACGAGATTACAAAAAAGCGGGTGAACATATGCGTGAACAATACATTTGGTGCATATACCCATGACGAAAACGGGAATTCTTTCTTCGGTTCATCTGGATCACCCATAGTCAATGTGGCTGGCGAAGTAGTAGCTATCCATAACTCCACTGACCCCACCAACGACGAATGGACTAGGTACGCGGTAGGATGGGAAGCGATTCAACAGGCTATCGATGAACATTTTAATGGGGCTGCTAAAAGAGAATGCGAGGAAGTAAGCTATAAACTAAAATTCTAAGTATAAATGAAAAAGATATATTATTAAATGGAAATATTAAAGGGTAAACCTACTAGTATCACCTCTGTAAAATCGGAGGCTTCTTATGACGAGATTATGAGTGCTATTCATCACAATCAAATACCCGATAAAACACTTCGTGCCGTAGTGACCACTTGCAAGGCAAATCCGGAAAGGGTTATGTTTGTCGTGTACAAAGCGTACAGCAAGAGCGTTCTTCTTATTTTTGGGAAAAAACCAGTTTGTGTAGAATTAGAAGGTTCCAAGTTACAATCAATTATGAGCGAACATTGTCGAGAATCACGTATATATGTGTTTTCCTATGTAAAGTAAATGGCATGGGTCATGTATTACCCGGTTGCGGCAGCAGGCACGTACTTCATTGGTAGGAACATATTATTCCGCGGAACAACCTATGCAATTGATTATATTTTAAATGCCAATGCGGACCCGGATATAAAAGAAACCCACACGGTGGAAACCATTTCTTCCATGTTAAAAAGCTACGATAATTTATCAATACATCACCCGGCACATGAGAGTAAGAGGGCGGTAGAAGAGGCGCTAAAAGATTTGCAAGATGTTGTAGACAGGGGCAGACTACGACTGAGTGTTCATGAGACCGGTTGGGTTTCAAGGTGGCGAACTTTTGATGCAAGGCCCGATAACTTACAAATAGAAAGCAAGGCACGGGAGTTAATGTCTCGATTGGACATATTTACAAAGTTGATCCAATGCCCGGAGTTACCACCCTTATCAACTATGGGCATGCCACACAATAAGAAGTATCAAAACGACCAACATTATCACTCCTACACAGAAAAGACCGACACTATTGCAGATGAGGAGGACATCGTGCCAATCGCACCAGTGACTACCCTCTCTCTCTACAACGATATCCGATAAAATTTCACCATCTGCTGACATTTTTTTATAAGCCTTACGGCCAGATCTATCAGCCATTTGTAAATAAAATAAAAAGTTATATACTATTTTTTTATAAAATACATCGCCATTAACACCGCATCTGCTATATCGTCCTTTTTCTTATGTGTCATAAACCGTTTCATTTGTTTCTCGTCAAAGAATTTTGGTACCAAGGCAATGGATGCTTTCTTATTGTCCTTGTACACACCGGTACTTATCTTGAAATATTTGCGAACCGATAGTGGCGCTACCATTCTAGACCTATCCCAGAAAAAACAACGTAGGGCACAGGCTATCATTTTCATTCTTGCTTGCATCTGTCTTTCTATTAGAATCACATCGGCGTTTTTAAAGATGTTCGTGTTCTCAACCAATACTCTGGCTATATACGGATAGTCGGTTCGTTTCTTTTTTGGAACTAAATCCCAAATACAAATGGAATCAAATGCGATAAGATTGTCATCCTGTACAATTGCATAACCAAAATTACGAAGACCGGGATCAATGGACACAACTCTCATTTATAATACTATAAATGTAATATATATACTCCGAAATGAATAGAGATCCCTCACCGGAAAGAGAGATTTTTCAGATAACCGACGACGAATGGACAATGGATGAGTGCGATGCGGAAGACGATTTCACACCACTGAAGCAAAAGAAGCCTTCTAAAATGGCGAGCTTGTGTAAAAAAATTACATATTTTGTCAGGGGGCCACCGAGGGCGAAATACACCGATGGTCTTTAGGCATAAGGATTCATGAGATCGGCCTGTAATGTAGGCGGTTCATAATCAAGATGTGTAAATATGGGTTCCCCATTCTTTTTATCGCGCCACTCTTTGTATCTACGACGACAATATACAAGCCACCCAAAAGCGGAAATACAGCAGATAATAATAAACAATATTTTATACCATTCCATGTTTTAAATACGCGGTATTATATTTATACTAGAATTTCCACCTCTTACCACACTCTGAACAATAACAAAACACCGTCGCCGATTCGTCCGCACTTCTGGTTTGTTTTTCAATACGATGAACCTTCTTACTATGGCATTTGGGACAAGTAATATCACCGTCTACCATGGTCTCTTCCTCTTGAATCTTTTGTATGGGTTCCAATTCCGCGATGGCCTCGTCAATGCTCAGGCCAACACTTAGTCTTCGGATAACAATGGGATATTTATTAGAAGAATTATCCCACGCCTGCTGTTCCAATAATTCAACTTCCTCATCCAATACTTTGGGCGATGACAATAATAAATTCTTCGCCTGTTGGCGGTAATTTTCCACCATTTCACTGTCTAGTTTGGTATATTTATAGAAAGTAAATATATTTCGTGTAGTATTTGACAAGTCATAAGTGCTAAAAACAACTTACAGAATGATAATAAAATATCCATTTGATATACTGGCCCGACCATATATATATAATAATAGTCGGGCCACTTGTTTTTGCTTTGTAATAATATATATAAAGCGCGCCTCGGGAGGAATACCGTAAATACTTTACAAGGGTATATAATACATATTCTTACAAAGCAAAATGCCTAAAGTAAAAAAGCCTAAGAAACAAAATTTGGACTTCAAAACACTGGGGCATAACAATGTCCAAGTGCAAGTTCCCCCATTTCGTTTACAAAATGTGGTAAGTACCTTTTCCCTCGGCGTGTCTGGTCTGAATTTACACAAGATAGCATTGGATTACAAATGCCTAGAATTTAATCCTCAGAACTTCGCAGCGGCCACAATGAGAACGATTGAGCCTAGAACCACCGCCTTGGCCTTCGCCTCTGGAAACATGGTAGTTACTGGGTCCAAATCAACCATGCAAGCAAGATTGGCAGCAAGAAAATACGTTCGTATATTCCAGAATCTGGGCATACCGGTTATGTTTAAAAACTTTGAAATACAGAACGTTGTAGCATCGGCAAATGTGGGATTTCCTATCAAATTGAAGGACATCGCCGATAAATTCGGTCTATACGTGTCGTATACACCGGACTTGTTCCCGGGTCTGATATTCCGATCGATTAATCCCAAACTGGTCTTCTTAATCTTTAGAAGCGGCAAGATAGTTATTACCGGCGCTAGGAATGTGAGTGATATTAAAATGACTTATGAATCCTTATACAGAAACATTCTGGTGAATTTTCGAGACGAGAAAGGGGCCCCCACTTCCTCTTCGCAATACAGGAATCTATTGAGAAGCAAGAGAGATACAAGCGAATTATAAAAATAATACTATATACCAATAGAAATTTAATACAAATGAATCTACCTGATATTTTTGCCACCTGTGGGGCTTTAATATCCATGTTAAGCAATGTCCCACAGGTATGGAAGGTAAGGAAAATGTACACTACTGCCGATCTTCATAGTTGGTCTGTTATCATGCACTTGGTTTCGGCAATACTATGGTGTGCATATGGCCTGATGTTAAAGCTGTATATATTGGGTTCAGAAGCCGGCATCGTTGCTTTGTTGAATCTGGTAATACTTGTTGCAATTATACGAGATCGATGTATATATAATAACCCTATTCATAGAAATGATAAGGAGTATACTCAAAGCAGCTCACCTCAAACAGTATCAGCCCTATGTAGCACACCATTTCCAATCCAAGTCTGATAGTGGCCCGACCCACGCACAAGATGGTCCGACACACACAGACATGCAAGTATTGTTGGCATCTGGGGACCGGTGGATTCCAAACGCAGAGGAGACAAAGTCCGATATTAAATAAAAAACTAACTATAAAAGCATTGATTATAATTATACAAAATGAAATTCACCTGTACCAATCTACGAAAAACCGACACTCTGGAACATAAAGATGAAAAACTTTTCTTTCTGAATTCCGAAATCCCCAAAAAGCAGGTATACCTGTTTCCGGCCTCACTGACTGAAGAACATGCCCAATTGTTCATATTGGTCGATGGGACTTACCATAAGAAAGAGGCGTTACACTTTAAATCACAATCGTGGTTAGCGGGAATATCCGATGACACAGAAGACCAAGTGGCAGTGGACGCCTTGAATTTCGAGGTGGAGAAACTGGTAAAAGACTTTGTTACATGTGCCAAGGATCTCGTCCTACCCGCGCGTGTACATAAGACTACCAACATGAGCGATGTTGTATTTCGCGACAAGGAAGTATTGTCCGCAGAGGCATTGTACTACCGCAAAACGGACGTGATCGAGGCGATCTTCTGTGAAAGGGTTACTTCCTATACAAAGACCTTCGACCTGACCTTTGTCCTTACCTCTGGCAAAGTGGAAACGCATTCATGTATGGAGCGTAAACAACTTGGCGAAGTAGAAGCATGGGCAGCAAAAAATTCGGTTGAATTTTATCAAACTGGTCCGGACCCTCTCCCATGGAAACAAATGTTCTCTTACCACAAGGAACAATCGTGGAAAGAAATAAACGATCTATTAAATCACATGTCTTCAGAAGAGGAAGACGGCAGCGACTGGGAAGCAGGAGACACCGACCCAGAAGACGACGATATCGAAGAGTATATCGACAGTGAGGAGGAAGAAGAAGATTATCCTTCTGGATCGGAAACCGAAACAGACGAGGACGACGACGAGGATTACGCGATACATGTGAAAAGTAAACGTGTACTATCCGATTCGGAAGACGAACCTCCAAGCAAAAAAACTAAATGTTAATCTTTATAAGCAAATTTACCAAACTCTAATTTTCTAGCAAATTCTATTCTAGGCCTTCGTAATTCTTGTATATCTACATCGGGCCGTATGGACCGAACCGCAAAGTATAGAGAGCCGTATGAACATATATGCCACACACTGTGAAGTATAGCATAATTCTTATCACTGTGGTGTCCATCTCGAAGAAAAAATACAGTCCCACATATTCCCATCAACAGCCCGATGACCATAAAAGTTACATTTCTTCTCGGGGTAGGAACGCACAGTCGATAACAAACATATACGGCCACGCATAAATTGATGATCCCAGAGGTTATTGAATATACCCATACAACATCCCAAAATATTGTGTTCAACACCGTGAGTGTAAACAATACGGGGATGGTCCACTCTGGAATCTTATCAAAAATAACCACAATTGCTATTAATACCAGTGTCAAATTAGCAAATGCAATATCCATTGGTTCTATTTTGTCTACATTCCAATCAAAAATAATTGAGGCATGGGAAGCAACACTGAAAACAATCCCAATCAACAGAGTGATTGCCAACCACTGTGTTTTCCACAATGCGATAATAAGAGGTGCCCCTGCCGCATGCGTTAAGATGATAAGCCAATCCTGTAATACCTTGTTTACTTCTACTTCAGCGTACATGATGATAGATATTAACATAATATAAACAATGGCAAATACCAATTTGAATATATCCAAGGTTTTAAAGGTTTGTGTTAATTTTATTTCGTATTTACTATCGTTGATAAAATCCATTTACATTATACCTATATATTATTTATACAAAGATTTTGCACTTGGATCACTTTCGAATTTCCCCCATTTATGAGCAGATGAGGAAGAGCAAGCGATTGTGTCATGGTGATATTTGCAACAGGTTGCTTTTTCCAAATCGAAACAAGAGTGAAATATATCTCTGTATAACGCCGCTTCTTTGGTCATAGGCGGTTGATGAGTATACATCCTGTTGGTAGACACTTGTTTCTCGGCATATTCCTGTAAAGAATCGATCCATTCGGACCCAACCGCATCGGAGAATTGCGCCTTCTCTCTCTGGTATATATCTGGATGTAAAACATCTTTGAAGGCTTCGCGTAATATGTGCTTCTCTATTTTATCACCGGACATTTTGTATTTCGGATCAATGTTCATAACATATCGAACAAAGGTCTTGTCTAGAAAAGGAACACGGCACTCTATACCATGGGCTGCCATTGTTTTATTTGTTCTACAACAGTCGTAGAAGTGGAGATCCTCCATCTTGCGAATGCATTCATTTTGCATTTCTTCTCTAGAAGGACAATACTTGTTGTAAAGATAACCAGCAAATAATTCGTCTGCCCCCTCGCCACTTAGAATCACCTTTATCCCGAATTTTTTTATGATGGAGCCCAGAATATATTGTGGGACAGAGGCACGCACCGTAGTTACATCGTAGGTCTCTATTGCATAAATAGTATCCATTAGAAGCTCATGCGCTTGTTCAACGGTGTAGATAAATTCGTGGTGAATGGTGTTGCATAGCTTTGCTTGCTTTCTAGCCATCTCGATATCGGGGGAGCCTGCCAACCCTACGGTAAAGGAGTGTATAGCAGGATATCCCTTTGGTCGGTCTATACTACTAAGTATACCACAAATAATAGAGGAATCTAGCCCACCCGATAATAAGACTCCCCATGGCACCTCTCTTGGTATTCTTCTTTCCACGGCCCCTACCAATATGTCACGAATAAGACCGTGTTCGCCTGTTGGTAGAGGGGGATAATTTAATCGGTACTTGTTTACCTCCGTTCTTGTTATCACATACCCGGGTGGTACAATCGCAACATTTTCACAAAACTCGAGTGCTTTTAATTCGGAAGCCACCCAACACCCTTGTTCAAAAATACCCATGTATACCGGAATCACCCCTATCGGATCTCTAGTCGCGTAGTATTCGTCGGTATTTACATTGTACAGTACATATCCGAATATGCCATCCAAATATTCTGGGGCTTTTATGGGCCCATGTTTTTCCACCATATCCAGTATGACTTCTCCGTCGGATCCTTCTCCGTGGTCCATGTATATTTCACCGTTGAATACAAGTCTCCACGGCCCTCTTACCAACGGCTGTGTTGCCGTATGGGGGTTTACAATTGCCAGTCTTGTATGTCCCATCATGTACCCACCACCGTCATACGTTTTGCACTCGTCTGGTCCTCTTGGCTCAAGTGTTTGAAGGGCTTTAATAAATAGATGACTGTCGTCCGTTTCAGCGAATAGAATACCACACATTTTATTGTAAAATATAATATATTTATATGTATAATTAAAAGGATCGTTCCATTTCCCGTAGTTTTCTAGACCAACTTTTTGTCCAGTGCGTGTCGTCTCTATAAATAACGCAATACTTATTTCTACAAGATAAAATATGGTACACTACCTGAGATACTTTGGAAATGGTAGAGGGTATATTTAAATCGTCACATAAATATTTAACCAACTCGTGTAGATCCGCTACCATATCGCCTTCGCGTGGGAGTAGAAGGTGCCGGTGATTGTAACGAAACAGTTTGGGTTGTCTCTCCACGAGAAATTCATACAAATCAACCGAATCTGCCCATGTACCCACAGAGGTATCCCCCCAATGTTTCCATCGATTATCGATAATCTTGATGGCAGTGTCCACATCAATTTCTTCTGGTTCTTCAGAGGTAGTGCTGGAATCGCTGGTGTATTCATCGTGATAAGTATCACGTTCGTATTTTTTACGTGTCATGGTTTATTAATGGTCGCATTGTCTTTTATACATTTGTTTTTTGAACATTGGATTTTGTATCCACGGCTGTGCACCGGCAATGTATGGTCGGGCCATCTTCGGGTCCGACATTTATAAGTCGGGCCAGTTGTATTTATATGTTATTTTTTATATATCGGGCCGGTTCATACTCTAAAACCCAATAATAAAATATATACTATATAAGCATTAATGGATTATACCAAATGAGTGACATTGACCACGAACGCTTCTTTTCACTAACCCAACAGGGTCTAAACGAACCCCAACAACGCACGCCAGAATGGTTTGCAAAGCGGAAAAATAAATTATCGGGCAGTAAACTGAGTAATTTCTTGTTTTGCAAGACCGACGAAGAACGGTTGATATGGTATGAGGAGGTGTTCGAGGGGAGGAAACGGGAGCCATTCACCGAAGAACAGCAGGGTTGGATGGCATGGGGATGTCAGCATGAAGATACCGCAATGGTTGAATTCCTCAACAGAAAGAACGATATCATGGCATTTGAGGCCCCACACGTTCAGCACAACAGTGTGGAATGGTTGTCCGCCACCCCAGATGGGTTTTATCAGATATTTGACCCATCCGAAGAAGACCTAAAAATCACCGACCAAGGTATTTTGGAAATCAAGTGTCCCGCCAAATCGAAAAAATGCAACACAAAGGTCACCTACTACTACGTGCCGCAGATGTATCTCGAGATGGCCTGTAGCGACCAAAAGAATGCCATCTTTATCTCGTGGGGACCAAAGATGTTACGCGCATGGCGAATGGAATGGGACGAGGAATTCTGGCGTATATTGTCTCGTATGATGAATAATTTTAGGAATACAAAGAATGGTAGTACATACGAGACTTTTAAGAGATGTCAGTTTGAGTTGAAAAGAGCATGTCATGGAGTAGTAGAGAAGGCCGTACCATTACACAGCGGGGGTGGTTGGTCGTTAATATAATAATTTATTAAATACACTGTTCTTTTTCTCTAAACTGGCCTTAGTTCGTTCTCCGTATTTTTCTATATTCTCTATGGTTACTCTGGCCGATTTTGCTACATTTGACACTGTAGGGAACACGGTGATACCTTTTGGCAATTTCACAAATGGATTTGCGAGCATCTTTCCAGCGGCATTTAGACCAAGAAAAAAGTACATGATCACGAAGGTAATACCGATGTTATAATACGACTGTTCCGAATATCCGAGGGGCAATAGCATCAAATAAAAGAATAGCGCCGTGGACAGAATATAGTTAAAAATAATCGGCGTGTTGTAATTAACTAGAGAATCAATATTTCCGTATGGTCCGAACACCATGTCCCATTTGCCATGGATGACCGTTATATCCCCACCTTCACCCGCAACTCGTCTAAATTTAATCATCAACAAAAACATCAGTGCATCAATCGGATGTTCACTATCAAGTTTTTCAATCTCATCGATAACTTCTAAAATAAGTTTATTCTCCTCGTTTCTTCGCATATTTTGCAATGAAAAATCTCCCCTGTAATAATGCTTTAAAGCATATGGTAATATTTTCAGTATAGCGAATGTTTTATACTTGAGTCGAATGGTATCCGGAGAATCATCTTCTATCACAACATCTTTGTCGAGAGTCGCGACACTATATTTGTCTCCCTCCGTCGATACGGTCCATGCTACCGCTTCTACATTACCAACGAATTCTTTGTATATCGATACTCCATCTTTGTTCATTGCCATATAATTGCCCAAATTCAAAGATAACAAAAACCCAAGTGTTCCGGACAATATAGTTGTCATAAGTGAATTATCATCCGCATTCCATGGTAATTTTATCCCATTGGTTTCTATAATAATGGACCAAACCACTGCTAAAACAATGAACAGTGGGTCCACCCAATTGGTTCTCCAACCAGCGAATGGTACTAGAAAATATCCAAAGTTACCAATACATCGGTCCATAATACAATACCCCTGAAATATAAATATACATAGATTAATTTGTTTCTACATATATAAAGAATAACGATATTAAGAAATGTCAGATGACGACGAGGAAAAAGGTCTTTTAAATATGCGTAGAAGCAAGTATTTCAACAAACATAAGTCAGACGAGATCGAAGGATTTATCCGGTCATCCTATTACATATGCTTAGTATTGTTTTTCTTGTTAGGTTGTTCAATTGCCGGTACGGTGTTGGGAGGAGTATACAAGGCGGCACCACTAACAGAATCTATACTTATCACGGTCGCTGGTCCAATATACTTGGTGCTGTTTTTAGTTTTGTTGTGTTGCGGGCGTCAACCGGTGCTTCGAATTGCACTGGTGATAGTAGTTACCGTATTTGTATCCTTCATGTCGGGTTTTATCTCCGGGGCAAATTTAAAGATAGTTGCAAAAACGCTCCGAGATAATTAACATTTTATTCTATTTAATTCATGAAATATATTTTTATTTTACCATATATAAGTATCCATATTTTTACTATAGTTACTCACCATGTTTGTCATAAATCGCAGCGGAAATGAAGAATCCTATGATACCGCCAAGGTACAGACTTTTATTAAACGGGCCATTCAAATAAAGCCACAGTTAAGCACTGTAAACACGGAAACACTGTCTAAACAGATAGACAAAGGTATCGCTCAAAAGATGCAAACTTCTGACATTATTTCCTATTTGGCAGAAGTAGCAGCGTCCCTAGCCACCCAATCGTATGAATATGGTGAACTGGCCGGTCGGTTAGAGATGTTTGATTTGCATAGCAATACACCTTCTTCTTTCACCGAAGCTATGTTGAAATTGGAAGATATACTACTGGACGAGTTTGTATCGAAAATAAAAAGTTATAACTTTGATATTCATATTGACCACAATAAAGATTTCCAGTACGATATCATAGGTATACGAACTCTCAAACGGTCTTATCTGTTGAAGGACAAAGACGGTATCGTAGAGAGACCCCAATACTTACTCATGCGCGTGGCAGTGTTTTTATGTGATTCTGCTCCCGAAGCAATTGAAATGTACAATATCATATCCGAAGGTTGGTACACACATGCCTCACCAACACTGTTTAATTCTGGCATGAAACAGCACCAACTTGCTTCCTGCTTTCTCATGTCCATGAAGGATGACAGCATCGATGGTATTTATGACACCCTAAAAGAAGTAGCTCTTATTAGCAAGAGCGCTGGTGGCATAGGAATTGATGTTAGCAACATCCGGGCCAAAGGAACACCGATTAAAGGAACCAACGGTACCAGCAATGGTCTGGTACCTATGTTGAGAGTATTTAATAATACCGCGAGGTATGTTGATCAGGGGGGTAACAAAAGGAAAGGATCATTTGCAATCTACATTGAGCCATGGCACAAAGATGTTCACGATGTATTAAAACTAAAGTTGAATCACGGGTTGGAAGAAGAAAGAGCCAGAGACCTCTTTTATGCGCTGTGGATCCCAGACGAATTCATGAGAAGGGTCGAAGCAGATGAAAAATGGTCTCTGTTTTGTCCCACCGAAGCACCCAAGTTACAGGATGCATATGGCGAAGAATTCGATAAATTATATAGGCACTATGAACAGACTGTTACCAGTAGTAAAGTAATCAATGCCCGTGATCTATGGATGCAAATATGTACAACGCAGATAGAGACTGGTACTCCCTACCTTCTATATAAAGATGCATGTAACCTGAAAAGTAACCAAAAAAATTTAGGTACCATTCGAGGAAGTAATCTGTGTTGCGAGATTGTAGAATACCACGACAAAGACGAGACAGCGGTGTGTACGCTTGCATCCATTGCCCTACCAAAATTTGTCACACAACATGGTTTTAACTTTGATCGGTTGGTAGAAATGGCCGGCATTGTTACCACCAATTTAAACAAGGTGATCGATAAAACCTCTTATCCGGTGTTTGGGGCGGAAAGTAGTAACAATGCGCATCGGCCTATCGGTATTGGCGTACAGGGCATGTCAGATGTATTTCAAATGATGGGACTTCCATATGATTCGGAGGAAGCCATGTCGTTGAACCAACATATTTTTGAAGCCATATATTATGGTGCGGTGAAGAAAAGTGTTGCCCTTGCACAGGAATATGGTGCTTATACTTCTTTTCAAGGATCGCCTGCCAGTAAAGGTATATTTCAGTTTAATCTATGGGATGTGAAACCCACTGGTCGATTTAACTGGGATGAACTGAGAGAAGATATGATGCGACACGGACTCTGCAATTCTTTACTTACTGCTCCTATGCCCACAGCGAGTAGTGCCCAGATTCTTGGAAACACAGAGTCCTTCGAACCCAGAACCTCGAATTTATACGTCAGACGTGTACTCAGCGGCGAGTTTGTAATTATCAACAAGTATTTACAACTGACATGCATGAAAACTGGCGAATGGACACCAAAGTTGATTAATAAAATTATTGAGGACAAAGGAAGCGTACAACATACCACTTTATCGGACAGCATCAAAGAGGTGTTCAAAACCACATGGGAACTAAGTCAAAAGACCCTGATCGACCACGCGGCTGTGAGAGGACCGTACATCGATCAATCACAGTCTCTGAATCTGTACTTACCGAACCCCACGACTTCTCAGTTGACCTCTATGCATTTCTATGCATGGAAGAAGGGTCTTAAAACTGGCCAATATTACTTACGTTCTCAACCCAAAGCATCACCGATTCAATTCACGGTAGAAACTTGCGATTCATGTAGTGCATAGTATAAATATTATAACGAAATAAATAAATGAAGCCTTCTGATATATTTGGAATGACAATGATGTATTTAATTATATTCCTTTCCGGTGGTGACCCGATATACATAGCGGTGGGGTGTGCCCTCGCTAGAATAGGATATGTTCGATTGGTGGAAGAAGAGGCCAAACCAGACGGTTTGTTCTCTGTCAAACCGGAGAAAGATCCCCTTGAGGAAGAGATGAGAGACGGTGTAAAAGAGGAATAAGTAATTATATATATTTACATAATATTTAGAAATGGAATCTATTGTACAAAGTGATATACTGGATAGTTTATTACAAAGTAGAAAACTCTTGGAAAATTCTCCACCCATACATGTGGCCGCGACCAAAGGGCATTTACTATCCGATATTGTTTCAACCGAAGATACGGCAGTGACACCA